ATTGCTCAATCTTATCACCTACTGGACCTAACATATAGAAATCCACATCCTTCTTATAGAATTCTGCGTATCCATCTCTACCTGTTAATGATTCGTGAGATGTTCTAATCCACTCCATTACCGCCTGTGCTCCAGATGGAACAATCGGGTCGAATAATGTAAGGGCCACGTCTTGCCAATCTCCTTTACCTTTCAACTTTCTTTTTACGTTGATATGGTCTAATACAACTGTTTCAAACTGAATTGTTGGTCTGTTTGCCACTCTTACTAAGTATGAAGGAATACCATCGATTTCCACGATGAATCTGTTCTTCATCTTTGGTTCGAAATTGGTATAAAACATTTCGTTAAATTCTAATACTTCTGCCATTTTATTACTTTATTTTATATAAATATTAGTTATTCAAATTATACACTAAAAGTTGCTCCAGTCGGTAAGATATTGAAATCTATTACGATAAATTCAGCAGTTTTAGCAGGTTGTAAGAACACAGAACCTTGTAAAATGTTTCTGTCAATTACATCTGGTGTATTATTTGTTTCATCCATAACCACTCTAAATGCGTAAAGTCCTTGTCTTTGTTGAACACTCTCTAAGTAAGGGTTTACTGTATTTAGGAATTTAGCTCTTGTCTGTCCTGTGTTTTGTTCGAATATTAAGAATCTTGATGTAGATGCAACGAACTTCTTCAAGTTAATTAACAATCTTCTCACATTGATTCTATCTAATGCAGATGAACTTTCTTGTAATGTTTTCTGTCCGAATGCACTAATACCTTGTCCAGGGAATGCCGCAATTGGGTTTACCTTTCCTTCGTATAATGTATCTCTTTCAGATTGAGTTAATCTATTCATTACTTGTACCGCTCCCTGAATACCACCTCTATTTAAACCAGCTGGTGCGAACCATTCTGCACCCAATCTATCGTTTTGTGCATATGTACCTACTAATAGTGTTGATGGTGGAACAGCGATTACTCTGTTTGTTATAGTATCAATTGTTTTAACCCACGGGTAGTAAGTTGCAGTATAATTAGAATCAACTAATGATGCCTCTTCTACTACTTCAGTTATACTATCGTTTGCACCAACAAAATCTGCGATATAAAATACATCTTCTCTTGCTTCACATAAATCCATAGCTTTAGTTGATACATATCTATGTTGATTTCTGATGATACCAGGTGTAACTAATAAATTAATATCAAGTTCATCTGGATTAGAAAGTGTATTCAATGCTTTAACGTAAGCTTTTGTACCACTTGCAGTTGATGTTGAACAATCAAATCCTTGAGTATTGGTATCAATGATAGATGCTCCTTTTAATATATCTACAGTTGGGTCAACTCCGTTGAATCCACCTTGAAATGCAATACAGAAATTTCTCTTAGCAATGGTATTAGCATCACTTGTATAAGTTGCCGCTAAATTACAACCATTTACCAAAGAAGAATTATCTAATGCGAAAGCAGTATTACTACCAACGCTTGCCCCAAATGGTATAGCTTTAAAATAATTTAAGTTATTTTTTGCACTAGTTGCTATAGAATCCCCAAACTCAACACCACTTGAGTAAGAACCCGTACTCCAAACAGAAGCCGATGTAAATCTTATAGTTGGGAAGTTATCTGCCAATGCGGTTGCACCAAAATTAACAGGTATAGTATAAGCACCAAACCCAAATGGAACTGCTTCGATTGGGTAGAATCCTTCTGGTTTAATTTCTACTCTAATGTATTTTGATTTATTTGAGTAATCACCAGTTTCGGTAATTTTACCATCTGATGCAATTGCTATAGTTCTATCACCAATTCTTCTACCAATAAAATTAGGAGATGTGTAATCTAATGTCAGATTACTATAGCTTTCCAAAATTACCTTTCTCTTATCAGTATCACCAAACTCTCTAACTGTCAAGCTAAATGTTCCATAACTACCACTTAACGAAGATTTAATGTTTGAAATTTGAATTTTAAATCTTGTATTTTCAGTTTCCCCATGTGCCAATGTATGAACTTTAAATAGGTCATATCTGTTAGTACCATCAAATTTCTGAGATTGAATCCAAGGAGTATATGCGTTTGAATACGCTGTTTCAATTGATGATGAAAATTGTTGAGGAGGAAATGAAGTTATACTTGTTACCGCATTAGCTAAATTAGAATAATCAAAGTTAGCTGATGAAGTTACTTGAGTAAGGTCAAACCATAAATTAGTGTACTTCTTTTTAGAAGATGATGGCGTTGTTCCAAATACTTTATCAACAGATGCCGCACCATCTGCATTTATATCAACTACATAAGTAGTTCCATCTACTGCTAAATCGATGGTCCCACCTGTATCATCACCTGTAATAGCAACCGATGCCGTTACAGCAGTTTCAGTATTTTCTAAGATTGCTAAGACGTGGTCTCCTGTACCATCATTAACTACGATACCAAATGTACCATTACCAGAACCTGCTAAAGTTTGGTATCCATCAACTCCAGCTACTCTAACTACGGTTACCGAACCGGCATCTCTTAAATAATTCTGTACTGTATAACCTGTGTAATAATCTTTCGGTGTTCCGAAGATTTGTTCATATTCCGCTTGTGATGTTACCAATGTAGGAACAAATGCAGGTCCCTTTTCTGTTGGGCCTACAACCGCTGCACCTATTTGTGATATACCCTGTGGTAAGAAAGAAAGGTCGTTTTCTCTCGTAAATACACCAGGCGATACAATTTTCTCTGCCATATTAATCGTTGTTTAATTTTTGTTTACTACTATAAATATCAAAAGAAACCTCCAAAATATTATTGTGCGGGTTTAAATTCTCCTGTTATTAAATCTACCGTTCCTTCTCCGTATGAAGTTTTTAATTTTTCAAATAAATCAGCCTCTTTTTTTTGAATTTCTTTTAAAGCTTCATAATTTAATTCATTCTCTTCTTCCAATTCTTTGATTCTTGATTGAACTGAACCGATGTTAGCAAATACATTAGCGAACTCTGTTCTTAATTCATTAATCAATTGTAACTCTTCTTGCGATAACTGTTTGTTTTCCATTTTTATATTTTGGTTTGTTTATACTAATATATATCTATAAATATCACGATAATTCCGTAACCTTATATTTAGCCCCAAAATTATCTAAACTTTCTAATTCTTCCGCTTTTTCAGTAGCTTCTTCCTCCGTTTCGAAGATTTCAATCCCCTCAAAGGTATAATCTTTGGAAACATAGATTCTTTCTAACACTTTTCCATCTACTACTAATTGTTTTGTTATCTTAAACATATTATATTATTTTATTATCCTGTTGCAGTTGAACCGAATCCACTTTGTAATCCTGCGAAATTTGTTTTAGCTCTCGCAAAAATAGTAGCCCCAGTCTTATAGTTTAATGTGTTGGAACTATATGTGGTAAAAGTTGCTAATATAGAACTAAATCCACTATCAGATGCTATCTGTATATCATAAGAATAGTTTGCAGTAATCGCAGTCGAACCAGGAGATACCACCGCTGAGTTCGTACTTAATGTTAATTGTTTGTATGCATCTCCTCCGATAGTTACCGAAGCAATTGATATAGTTGGGTTAGTTGATATAGAATACCCCGCTAACGAATTTGCACCCTTATTGTGAGTAACGAATCCATTTACTATGTATGTATCCACATCTTCAACATCTATCGATACAACCTCTAATGTAGATGATTGAACCTCATTAGCAATTATCTCTACTTCTTCTATTTGATTCTCACCTAATACTTTTATTAAACGGTCTCCTGGCTGAAGTAATCCCAATGGTTTGAATTTATAAACTTCTTCGTTTAAATCCCACACCATCATAGGATGTTCACCATTTCCTCTAACATCACCTTTATCAGTTCGTATTATATTCCATCTATCCACAAATGTATATGCAACATCTTTTACATAAGCAGGAACTAATATTCCTCCTGGTGTATAATACTCCCAATCATAGAAGTTAAAATCATCTACTTGTTGGAAGTGTGGAGGGAAGTATGCTTTTACAACATCCTCTTCTACTAAATCTCCCGCTTTCTTAAATGTACCATCCCACATCTCAATCATCTCATCCAAATGTAAACATAATCCACTAGCTCCCGCATAATCATCTACATTGTAAATGGTTTTTGTTTTTGTAAGATTATAATCACTTGCATGGTCATTGTAAAGGTCTCTAAATGTTACCGAAAGGGTTCGTGCAGTTGGTGCTACTAATGTAGATGAATTACCTACAGCGTTTGCAGTTACAGTTGGATTATAAGGAGGAAGTGATTGAAGTGTAAACTCTGCTCCTGCTGATAAGCTCCATGTGAAATTATTGTATTGAGAACCAACTCTACTTAAAAAACGACTACCTGCATTACCAAACCCTAAAGTATAAGTTTCAGCAGTTGATTCTTTTACATATGTAAACCCACTAATAGAACCAACTGAATCGATTGTGAAATCCGAAAATGCAATTGGGCCGGTAGTTGTGCCAGCCGCAGTAGCAATAGAGTAGTTAGAAGTAGCCGTATTACCTGTCGCTGCTTTTAAATTCGATAATTCTAAATTGTCTCCCTGAACTCTAGGCATTATATAAGTTTGTTAATTGTTCTTTCCAACTTTGCTTTGTATTGAAACGCTGTGATAATAAATATTTAAATTTATCAAACTCCTGTTTTTTCTCTTCATATGTGAGATACCCAATACTATCATAAATATCTTTAAATTCTTCTTTAGTACTAGCTCTAAACTTATAAGGTATATCATCGCACCAATCCTTTGAAATAATTGGTAATTTTCCCCAATCTAAACTTTGAAATATGGAAAATCCAAATGGCTCAGCAGAAAATGCACAATGAGATATACCCCAATCCATACCATAATATATTTCTTCAAATGGGCTTTCATATTGAATTTGTTTTAAATTTTTAAAGTTTATATCGGTTTTATGTTTCCAAGTTTTCTGAAAGGTTCTAATGTTAGTAAACATAAATCCTTCCAATTGGTCTAAATAATGTGGGTTCTTTCTACTTTCACATCTTGCAGTAAATCCTATTGAATTTGAATCCGATAATTCTTTATTGTGAACAAATTCATAGTAAGATGGTATATCAATCGTTCCGTTAAATTTTTCTCCTTTTAATTCATATAATCCTATCCATACTTTGTTTTTCACATATGATAGTATTTCAGTTTCCCATTTTTCTGAATAATAAGGAGTCCACCCAAAAGGTAAATCGGTTATACCTGTTTCCACAATTACCTTATCCAAACAATTGTGGATTATATAAGAATGTATTTTATCCCTATTATCTTCTATTAATTCCAAAGGAGTGTAGTGAGCATGTAATATATTAACTCTTCTACACTCCTTAAACTTTTCTTCAAAAATATCTCTGTGATTTCCGTTTTCATCATTATACCAATAGTGCTCGATTGGTATATCAAAATTAAAATCAGTTGGTTTAGTTCTATAAATAAGTAAAACTGGATGAGTGTTTAAGTCTTTACTTACTTCACTCAACCAGTTGTTTACCCAAATATCTACTCCCGTACTGATTTTACCTATTCCTGTGGTAAAATAAACATCGTACATCT